GTCGTTCAGCAAGGTCTGACGGCGATGCCGCCCTGACCACATCGTAGTGTTTAAATGCCATGAATCCTCCCGGCCGGGATAATGTTCTGAGTCAGAAAAGGTACAGGCTGCCCTCCGGAAACACAGAAGCCACACAGAAAAACAGCCCGCAAAGATGAAATATGCCCTTACAGTTGCGCAAGGTGATTACTCTAAGGTATTATTCCCATCGTTAATTAATTGTTCATATTGTTTCTTCTTGCCAGCCGCTCTTCCCAGGAGCGGTTTTTTTTTGCATGTAAAAAGGCTCCTGCGATGAGGAGCCTGGATATATGCCTAATCTCTGAATACTGCATGGTGCCGGGTGCCTCCCGGTGAGTTCGGCCTGGTGCCGCCAAACCCGCGTATTCTCGCTTACGATCATCAAAGAGATCATACCGTTCACCAGTCGCCCCTCCGCACAGGGGGATTCACCATGCAGAAATTTTCTAACACATCTATTATCAGACAGGCAACAACTGACTGAATTGAGATGTATTTAACATTTATGAATCTCCACCTGCTATTTTCACTGAGCTATTCTGAGTCAACGAAAAATAACTTCGCTGAATCCCCCTCCATTATGACAGGCATTAGTTTTAATGGTTACAGTCATCCCCGTAATTTGCGCACTGAGAAGAAGAGACTGAAGATTCCATCTGTTGGTAAATAATTCTTTATCACCCACTTTAACTGTAAAGGTATCGTCATCATTATATTTTGTATACTCCACCTTTCCAGTTACACAATCAGGCGTCGCCAGCGCACTTGCTGAAAAAAATGAAAGCGATGCAGCTATTAATAATGTTTTTTTCATTTTACCCCCTCAACTGCTAATAGTTCTGCGCATCAGAATTGCCCCCAGAGTGGATGAATCCCACAATATTTTATTGTGCGTAATCCCACGGACTCTTCCATCTGCCGGACACATAGAAGGAAACTCATCAGATGCCATTCTGGCAACTCGCGATGCATGATGATGACAATTCAGTATTAATGCCACGCTTCCCAGAATTGCATTAATGCTTCCAAAAGAAATTCTTCCTACACGAACAGAGTCTTGTCCATGATAGTCAGGCAGGACACTACTCAACCTTCCCCAGTTCAATGTAAGATCAACATCTTCAGCAGTCATTACATAAGAACGCCCACTGAGATCATCCAGTGTTGTACGAAATCCCCTCTGTATTTGCCGAAAACGTAAAGCTTCAGCTGTCACAGTAACAAACCGTAACATCGCTCTTGCCACAGACTGCGTCAGTGAGGTTCCACTATGCGACATTAAATCCAGATAAGAAGTAGTCAACGAATGGCGATTTATCTGCATCCCCGTACGACTGATCCCTGCAACACGCTGTAACGTGGTATAGCTACTGTCACCAGACAATGTAACCGCTGTTGTACCTGGAAAGGTAACATGTGAAAAATCAGCAAAGCGATAAAAAACATTATTTGTCCTGTTAACAAATCCTGTCACATATAAATTATTTCGTTCAACAATAAGCCGTAGATTATTAAACCGCCCTTCCTCTGGATCTATCCCTCTGACATCAACTGCAAACAAATTATCCCCTGTGCCACTATCAATCATCAGTAAAGACGTACCTCCTGATGAAATAGTCTGTAATGGAGTACCTATTGCAGAGCGAATGACATTCAGCGAATCTACATACGTCTTTGCAGTCGAGAAGTCTAAGGTAAATTCCTTCGCAACCACATTAACTGAAAAGATAACAAAGAAAAAAGTTAGCACTCTAAAAATAATTATTTTCATATTACACAATACTCCTTGAGCACCATACGATAACTATATTCTTGACATCCTCCACCCCCTGAAGGACGGCGTTTTACGGCGCACCGGATAAACGTAACAATAACGTAATGAAAATGATAATTATATTCAAAGAGAGCTGCAACCTTAACATATCTGGTCAGATCTCATGCGACTACTTGACGTACGTAGACAACAACATTTATTGATACACAGGATGTTACGGACATAAAAAAGCCAGCCACTGGGGGAGGCTGGCAAACTCGTAGAGCAAAATGCTGTTACGCAAACTTCGTTACAGGGTCATCCTGCAATACAAAAAATACACAATATTTAGAAAACTAATAGTGCCATGTGCGATTTTTAAGATTTTGTTATTAATTGTGGTCGCACCTTCCTTTCTGTGTACTTTCCGTATAGCTCACAGGATTCTGGGTACAAAAAAACCCGCGCATCGGCGGGTTAAGCAGCGTGGCAATGTAACCACTCTTATCATGATATGCAGATTTTTACGATCGTAAACTATTTTTTCGCTGATAAAATACAGAGGTTCTCCCTCCCGGCAATTCACGCTCAACATACCGATCCATCTCAAGCCTCACTCCCAGCATCATCAGCATGCCTTCAACAATCCCCTCCGCTTTGTGAAGGCGTTTACCTATACAGGTGTCAGAGCACCCATGTTTCCGTGCCAGCGCCATGAACGTCTCCCCCAACACGTAATAATCAACCAGCAAGTCATGCAGATCGCTGTTGTTCCTGTTAAGGCGAGCCATACACCCGCATATAATCATCGCGTCATCGTCACAACACTGTGGACGTGATTTTACTTTTTCGGGGATCAGCCTCTTAAATCCGGCAGCAATGGGAGACCATGTAACATCCTCATGGTTATTTGCCGCCCATGCCCCCCAGCGCTCAAGAACCTGCCGGATATCACGCATCAGTATCTTTACCCCATCCGCGGTGAACCATAAGAACACCGTTGACGATAGCGTGTCTTTTCCCTTCTTTATCGCCAATGTATTTTCTGACTGTGGCACGATTGCAGTTCAGTATTCGGGCCACTTCGGTCTGATTTCCATATGCCTCAACAAGCATGTCAGGAATGGTTTTTACGGTGAACGTCATGCGGCCTCACTTCTGCTGTTTCGCAGGTCTTTAAGTTTCTGTTGATACTCTGCCTTGATCGCCTTGCACTCTTCGACAGTCCAGCGATGGCGGCTATGGTTTGATTCGATTTCGTCTACTGCTTCCTGCCCTATGCGGTTAATCAGTTCGACGCGATACGGAACGAGATTTCCGCTTTTGTGCTGGTTGCACACCACGCATTGCTTGTGAATATTGCGTTCATCAAATCGGAGTTGAGGTGCCGCAGCAGTTGTCCGGTAATGTCCGGCATCCCACTGAGCAGACGTGATCGTTCCGCATGAGATACATGGTAAGTCGCGGTCTCTTTCTCTGATGAAGGCGTTTACGGCTTGTTGGGCTTGTTTAATCCAGTAACTGCGGGGCTTTAAGGAGAGTTTTCGAATCTTAAGTTTATCTTTCTGTTTCTGCTCCTCTCGTCGTCGTTTCTTCTCTGCTGCTTTTTCCGCTTTTTCGCGTTCTTTGCTTCGTCGTTCGAGTGCTATCTTGGTTCCACAAATCTCATTACACCAATATTGATTTTGATATTTTGGTATAAACCATTCATTGCAACATTTACATTTCCTTCGATAGATTCGCATAAGTGCTCCTTTCGTTGCCGGAAAAATCACCGTAATACTTATCTCGGGCTTCTTCAGCAACTAGTACCGCTAACTCCAGATCATCAAAGCATCCGAAGTGTTTACTCTTGCCATGGAAACCTAGCCTAACATTCCATTTTTTCTGTCGTTTGTGCCAAGTAACTCCTCTGCAACCTGATTTGCTATTCTTTCGGATCCTTATATTTCTTGAATTTTCTATTGGCAGGCATTCTCTTAAATTTTCTGGCCTATTGTCGGTCCTAATTCCATTAACGTGGTCAATTTGACCAGCAGGCCAACGATTATTAGTTATGTAAAAAACTAAGACGTGAGTTTTATATCTACGCCCATCAATCATGATCATTGAATAACCGTTGGAATCAAAAGTTCCAGCAACACTATTTAATGCTATCCTTCCCTGAGTGGGAACTTTCCATCTAAATACCCCGGTAGATTTATCGAAACTTAGTAACTCAAATATCCTTTTAACAGTTAAATCTTCTCTTTTACGGTTACATCGTCTTCGCGCTGGTTTAGCCATCGTCTTCTTCCTCGTACATTGAGCTATTCGGATCGCTCATCAGTTCTGCACAGCAATCGGAGCACACGTGAACTTCCAGCACATGCAGCTTCTGACCGCAGTTAGCGCACGTTAAAGCCCGCTCGACGCTTTCTTTCTGGTATTGGAGGTATTGGGATAGGCTAAGCATACAACCTCCATACAAACTTTCACGAATGCCGTTGCTACTTCTGCATTGATTGCGTTTCCATATCCAATAATTCGCTGATCTTGATTGCGCTTTGCCATTCCTCCCAGTGTGGACTTGCCTCGTCCCAAGCTTTTGGCAATGCCATTAACCATCGGGAATGAGCCGGGTCTAACTGGACGATATTTTTCATCTCTACAGTAAAGCCAGTCTGCATCTCTCCAGAAGCCGTTAACCGGTAATGAGTACATAGCTTCACCGTCCCTGGAAGTTTCAAGCAGATTCTTGGGGTTCCGCTCTTGTCTTTTCCGCTGTAGCAATGCGTTGAACCTGTTGCATCGTTCGCTAAAGGAGTTTGCCATCCCGCTAGTCTCACGCATCCAGATAGGTTCTGAATTCCCCTGCGCGTTTCTGGCTGAAAGTTGATATTTGTCGTTGGAGTAGGCCACCCAATACAATCGCTGCCTGATGTGCGGAGAACCGAAGCCCGCAGCGCAAATATCGGTACCTGCAGAGGTGTAGTTCGCACCTTCCAAGTCAGTTTGTACAAGGTCGAGCCAAGCGAGGCCGTCTGCGCTTGCAACCTGTTCGCCAATAACGATGCCAGGATTGCATTTTTCAATAAGCCAGAAGAATGCCGGCCATAAGTGCCGCTCGTCATCAACCCCTTTTCCTTTGCCTGCCGAGCTGAAAGGTTGGCATGGGCAACTTCCTGTCCAGATACTCTTGTTGTCTGGCCATCCTGCTTTTCTAAGTGCATAGCTCCAAACTCCGATTCCTGCAAAAAAGTGGTGCTGGGTAAATCCTCGCAAATCACCTGGTGTGACATCTTCAATACTCCTTTCATCTACATAACCGGGGGCAATTTCTCCAGCGTCAATTAAGTTACGCAGCCATTGCGCTGCATACGGATCTATTTCGTTGTAATACGCAGTCATCGTCATTTCCTCGCACGATGTCTTAGCCACCGGATATCCCACAGGTGAGCCGTGTAGTTGAAGGTTTTTACGTCAGATTCTTTTGGGATTGGCTTGCATTTATTTCTGGAGCGCTTCGTTGGAAGGTATTTGCAGTTTTCGCAGATGATGTCGGTGATACTTCGTCGCTGTCGTCTCATGCTGCCCTCCTGACGCCCTGCCCGATCGCCATCAATGCCGCTTTGGATACGGTAGTAAACATCCGTCGAGGACTGATGAACGGTCGCCAAATCAGTAGCATTGAGCCTTTGCTGTTTCCCTTCTTCTCCAGCCCTGTCGATGGTTCGATAAAATTAATCCGTCCATCAGTGATAATGCGAACTTCGTCAACACTCTCCAGAGCCTTGCTGAACCATCCGACAGACATATCCTCTGGCACAAGCATCACTACCGTCTGTCGCTGTTGTATGCACTGCTCAGCGGCTTTTTCCACCCACGGCCTGATATTGCTGTACGGTGGGTTATTCCAGATTGCACCGTGACTTACCCACTCAGAATTGAGCGCGTCGTCGGCCTCAGTTAGCCAGTGAGCGCACAGAGCATTTTTGTCGCTCGCAGCTGAATCCAGCCAGAATCCAAACTCAATATCCAGTGCATCAAAAAGCCAAAGCGGCGTTTGCCAGCAGTCCTTGTCGTGTGCCGGCGTATTTGATTTGATAGTCATGCAGCCCGATCTCCCCATCGCGCTTTCCATTCGAGAGCCAGTCGCGCTTCGTCTGACCACTTAACGCCACGCTCTGTACCGAATGCCTGTATAAGCTCTAATAGCTCCGCAAATTCGTTTACACGCATCCTGCTGGTTGACTGGCCTATTACCACAAAGCCATTCCCGGCAAGGTTAGGAACAACATCCTGCTGCTTTAATGCTGCGGTAAACACACACTTCCAGCTTTCTGCATCCAGCCAGCGACCATGCCATTCAACCTGACGAGAGACGTCACCAAGGCAAGCCCAAAGCTTTCGGTTCTGGTCTAAGCTGCGGTTGCGTTCCTGAATGGTTACTACGATTGGTTTGGTTGGGTCTGGAAGAATTTGCTGTACCGCGTGAATAGCGTTTTGCTGATGTGCTGGAGATCGAATTTCAAAGGTTAGTTTTTTCATGACTTCCCTCTCCCCCAAATAAAAAGGCCTGCGATTACCAGCAGGCCTGTTATTAGCTCAGTGATGTAGATGGTCATCTTTTAACTCCATATACCGCCAATACCCGTTTCATCGCGGCACTCTGGCGACACTCCTTAAAAATCAGGTTCGTGCTTATCTTTCCTTCCCGTTCTTCCCTGGTAGCAAACCGGTAATACACCGTTCGCCAGACCTTACCTTCGATAACCAGAAGACCTGCCCGTGCCATTTTAGCCGCGGCCTGATTTATGCTGGTTACTGTTGCGCCTGTTAGCGCGGCAACGTCCGGCGCACAGAAGCTATCATGCTTCCCCAGGTAATGAATAATTGCCTCTTTGCCCGTCATACACTTGCTCCTTTCAGTCCGAACTTAGCTTTGATTTCTGCGATCTTCGCCAGAGCCTGTGCACGATTTAGAGGTCTACCGCCCATGACAGGAAGTTGTTTTACTGGTTCAGGGATCGCCTCACCACGGTTAATTCTCGCAGTCATATGGACAAGCTCATCTGCGGCCTTACGGCGTAATTCCGCATCAGTAAGCGCATTGGCCCGCATGTTCTGATACAGGTTGGTAACCAGCCAGTAGTGCGCATTTGATTTCCACGGATAAGACTCCGCATCCGGATACAGGCCTCGCTTCCGGCAATACTCGTAAACCATATCAACCAGCTCGCTGACGTTTGGCAGTCCGGCGATAACGGATGCTTCTTCCCGGCACCATGCAACAAACTGCCCGGGTGATGGCAGAAATGGTCGATTCTGCCGACGGGCTACGCGCATTCCTGCGTTAACCTGTTCCATTGTGGTGATCCCGTTTTCCCGGAAAGCCAGAACCCACTGGCGGCGGATTTCGTTCAGTTCGTTCTGGTCACGGTTAGCCAGGCTCGCCGGGAAAGTTGCCAGTAACTGGCTGAACACACCGTTGATGATCTGCGCTACCTGCTGTACCTGTGGCTTTTCGTCATACTGTTCCGGCATGTTGTTGGCGATCCGACGCATCTGCTCACGGTCAAAGTTAACCATCTGTGCGGCGATGTTTTTCATAGATCCACCCCGTAAATCCAGTCTGTGTTTGTCAGGTCGAGTTTTGGTTTGCTGGCTGTCACGACTGCCTGTTGCTTGTTACGGTTGATTTCGAGTTGGGTCCACTTATCGCGGAGTTTGGCCGGGCTCAGCACGTTACCGGACCAGAAGTTGTCCTGGCATGCCCAGCGGAACAGCACGCACATGTCGCGGTGGTTACGTCCGTCACGTTCACGCATCAGGCGGATATCGTTAGCCCACCCTGCAAAATTCGGTTTTCTGGCTGATGGTGCGATGGTCTTCACCATGTCAAACATCCACTCTGCGGCGGTCAGGTCTTCTGCTGTTCCCCACTTGCTGCCGCTCTGAATTGCAGCATCCGGTTTAACCACAGAAAGATCGTTTTCTGGCTGGTCAGAGGATTCGCCAGAATTCTCGGACGAATAATCTTTTCTTTTTTCTTTTGTAATAGTGTCTTTTGTGTCCCCCTGTTTTGAGGGATAGCAATCCCCTAATTTGAGGGATGTTTTATCCCTCGTTTTAGGGGATTTTCCCTCGTTTTGAGGGATGTCCCTCATTTTAGGGGAACTTCCCTCGTTTTGAGGGATGCACCATTCTGAGATGTTTTTATTTGGTCCAAACATGCCGCCTTGCTGCTTGATAATATTCATTCTGACGAGTTCTAACTTGGCTTCATTGCACCGTTTGACAGGTAACTTTGTAATCTCGCTAAGTTGAGAATCGGTGATTCTGTCCATTGGTTTATTCCACCCATAGGTTTTACGCAGAATGGCAAGCAGCACTTTAAACTGTCGCTTGGTCAGATCTGCGCCTGAATAAGCCTCAAGCAGCATATTTGATAGTCTGGCGTAACCATCATCGAGATCTGCCACATTACGCTCCTGTTTGGCAAAGTTACCTCTGCAGAAGTTGAGTATTTTTGCTGTATTTGTCATAATGACTCCTGTTGATAGATCCAGTAATGACCTCAGAATTCCATCTGGATTTGTTCAGAACGCTCGGTTGCCGCCGGGCGTTTTTTATTGGTGAGAATCGCAGCAACTTGTCGCGCCAATCGAGCCATGTCGTCGTCAACGACCCCCCATTCAAGAACAGCAAGCAGCATTGAGAACTTTGGAATCCAGTCCCTCTTCCACCTGCTGATCTGCGACTTATCAACGCCCACAGCTTCCGCTGTCTTCTCAGTTCCAAGCATTGCGATTTTGTTAAGCAATGCACTCTCGATTCGTAGAGCCTCGTTGCGTTTGTTTGCACGAACCATATGTAAGTATTTCCTTAGATAACAATTGATTGAATGTATGCAAATAAATGCATACACCATAGGTGTGGTTTAATTTGATGCCCTTTTTCAGGGCTGGGATGTGTAAGAGCGGGAATGTCTTAAGCGGCTTTACCGCGTTTAGTTCCGTACTGTAACCAAACCGGATCACAGTTAAGCGCCATAGCAATCTCAAACAAGAAGCGCGGTCGCTTGGTTACTCCAGCTTCAATCAGTTGAATTGATTGCTGTTTAACACCGGCTTTGGTTGCCAGTTCGGTTTGCGTCATTTTTAACGCAATTCGCCTCTTCTTGAGGCGTTCAGAAAGAGTTTGCATATCGCCTCCATCAACAAACTTTCTTGTATTTTCATACAATGTATCTTGTTTGTCAAATACAGTTTTTCTTGTGAAGATTGGGGGGGGGTAAATAACAGAGGTGGCTTATGAGTATTTCTTCCAGGGTAAAAAGCAAAAGAATTCAGCTTGGACTTAACCAAGCTGAACTTGCTCAAAAGGTGGGGACTACCCAGCAGTCTATAGAGCAGCTCGAAAACGGTAAAACTAAGCGACCACGCTTTTTACCAGAACTTGCGTCAGCTCTTGGCGTAAGTGTTGACTGGCTGCTCAATGGCACCTCTGATTCGAATGTTAGATTTGTTGGGCACGTTGAGCCCAAAGGGAAATATCCATTGATTAGCATGGTTAGAGCTGGTTCGTGGTGTGAAGCTTGTGAACCCTACGATATCAAGGACATTGATGAATGGTATGACAGTGACGTTAACTTATTAGGCGATGGATTCTGGCTGAAGGTTGAAGGTGATTCCATGACCTCACCTGTAGGTCAAAGCATCCCTGAAGGTCATATGGTGTTAGTAGATACTGGACGCGAGCCAGTGAATGGAAGCCTTGTTGTAGCCAAACTGACTGACGCGAACGAAGCAACATTCAAGAAACTGGTTATAGATGGCGGGCAGAAGTACCTGAAAGGCCTGAATCCTTCATGGCCTATGACTCCTATCAACGGGAACTGCAAGATTATCGGTGTTGTCGTGGAAGCGAGGGTAAAATTCGTATGATCAGGATTGCGGCGCTACTCTCAATACTCTTAACTACCAGCGCCAATTCTGAATGCTGGATTGTCACAAACCTGCACGGGTACGGGGCAATGAATGGCGATCGTTACGAGTTTACAAAAGACAGCACGGAAGATTCCGTTTTCCACGTAACAATAAATGGCGATAAATCATCAGTTTATGAATCAGTTTCTGGCGTCTATCCAGAGATGAAATACACTGCTTTGTCATCGAACACTATGGTAGGAGAATACCAGTCTGGAGGAGGAATAACCGTTGAAACCTGGTCAATCACTACAAACAAAAAAGCTCTTTACTCCAAAGTAATGAACATCCCAGGTATGCAACAACTTACATCAACCAAGTCCTTTGTTGGTGATGTAGTCGGAACCTGCAACCAGTAATCCCCACCTCAATCTCGATAACCAAAAAACAAACTATTTTCCGTTTAAAAACAATGGAGTTTGTTTTTCATGCCCCTTTTTTACAATATTTCTTGTTTACAACATACAATCTTTCTTGTAATTTTAAGCCATCAGCAGGACGCACTGACCACCATTGAAGGTGATGCTCTTAAAAATTAAGCCCTGAAGAAGGGCAGCATTCAAAGCAGAAGGCTTTGGGGTGTGTGATACGAAACGAAGCATTGGCCGGAAGTGCGAATCCGGATTAGCTGCAAATGAGCCAATCGTGGGGTGTTTTCGTTCAGGACTACGACTCACACACACCACCAAAGCTAACTGACAAGAGAATCCAGATGGATGCACAAACACGCCGCCGCGAACGTCGCGCAGAGAAACAGGCTCAATGGAAAGCAGCAAATCCCCTGTTGGTTGGGGTAAGCGCAAAACCAGTTAACCGCCCTATTCTCTCGCTGAATCGCAAACCGAAATCACGAGTAGAAAGCGCACTGAATCCGATAGACCTTACGGTGCTGGCTGAATACCACGAACAGATTGAAAGCAACCTGCAACGTATTGAGCGCAAGAATCATCGAGTTTGGTATAGCAAGCCAAGTGAGTTCGGTATAACTTGTCAAGGAAGACAAAAGGTTAAAGGGAAATCCATTCCATTGGCATGAGGTACGTAATGAAGAAAATTGATTACAAGTCCATACCAAAACCAATAGACTCAGCATCAGAACGAAAAAAACACAAAAAAGAGGCTGAAAAATTAGCAAATTATATCAGTTTTATTAGAAACAATGCTCACGGCGATGGCGACAGGAAGTTGCTTTCAGATGCCCGGACCCAAGCGTTCAGTATACTTCGTAAGCAGATGCAATATCGTCTTCATCCAGGCTACATAATTGAAATTCGCCCGACTGAAAGACAATTGTTCTTATTAAACTCTGTCTTTGACTTTGTAAACGTAGTTGGAGATCTTATCGACAGGTCTGTAGATAAGGCTCCTGATACAAATAGTTTTCTTCTAACAAATAAAGAATACTTATATGGTAAATTTGGTATAAACGGATGGCAAAAATATGTACGATTCTTACGTGCATTCGTTGATGCGTATAAAAATTCCGACATGATTTATACATATTTGCCTGGTGGTGATAATTGTACGCTTTCGGCAGACAATAGAATATTCATACCTATACTTGGTCTTGGGCTGATTAATGCAGTAAATGAAAGAGATGTTATAATTGTTAAGCAGTGGCGAAAGCATGAGGGATATAGATATCTGCCATGCTTTGATATATTAAAAATACAGAATAAATTCTATGTAAAAATTAAATATAAAGAAGATGTTTTCTTCCTCAGAAAAAACAAAGATCTTTTACAAGAACTTTCTGGGACAATAGATGTCATCGTAGGTTCTAGGTTTATAAAAGAACTGAAAGAAAGCAGGTCTTTCTCTCGTGTAGAGATAAGCGAGTCAGAGTTATGGGGTATATCAAATAATCCTGTAAACCACGCTCACCAACGAAATCCAAACAAAAAGTGGTCATAACCCGCTCAGGCGGGTTTCATTTTCACGCAAACAACAGAATAAACACTGCACTGTGTATTCATTCCAACGAGTGAATACACGGAGCAATATCGCTCGTAACTAAACAGGAGTCGACTTGTTCTGATTATTGGAAATCTTCTTTGCCCTCCAGTATGAGGGCGATTTTTTATCTGTGAGGATATGAATAGATGTCAAACATCAAAAAATACATCATTGATTACGACTGGAAAGCATCAATAGAAATTGAAATCGACCATGACGTAATGACAGAGGAAAAACTTTACCAGATTAATAATTTCTGGTCAGACTCTGAATACCGACTCAATAAACACGGCTCTGTATTAAATACTGTATTAATCATGCTGGCGCAACATGCTCTGCTTATAGCAATTTCAAGCGACTTAAATGCATATGGTGTTGTGTGTGAGTTCGACTGGAATGATGGAAATGGTCAGGAAGGATGGCCTCCAATGGATGGTAGCGAAGGAATAAGAATTACCGATATCGATACATCAGGAATATTTGATCCAGATGATATGACTATCAAAGCCGCCTGAGCGCGGCGTTACCGCATACCAATAACGCTTCACTCGAGGCGTTTTTCGTTATGTATAAATAAGGAGCACACCATGCAATATGCCATTGCAGGGTGGCCTGTTGCTGGCTGCCCTTCCGAATCTTTACTTGAACGAATCACCCGTAAATTACGTGACGGATGGAAACGCCTTATCGACATACTTAATCAGCCAGGAGTCCCAAAAAATGGATCAAACACTTATGGCTATCCAGACTAAATTCACTATCGCCACTTTTATTGGCGATGAAAAGATGTTTCGTGAGGCCGTCGACGCTTATAAAAAATGGATATTAATACTGAAACTGAGATCAAGCAAAAGCATTCACTACCCCCCTTCCCTGTTTTTCTAATCAGCCCGGCATTTCGCGGACGATATTTTCACAGCTATTTCAGGAGTTCAGCCATGAACGCTTATTACATTCAGGATCGTCTTGAGGCTCAGAGCTGGGCGCGTCACTACCAGCAGATCGCCCGTGAAGAGAAAGAGGCAGAACTGGCAGACGACATGGAAAAAGGCCTGCCCCAGCACCTGTTTGAATCGCTATGCATCGATCATTTGCAACGCCACGGGGCCAGCAAAAAAGCCATTACCCGTGCGTTTGATGACGATGTTGAGTTTCAGGAGCGCATGGCAGAACACATCCGGTACATGGTTGAAACCATTGCTCACCATCAGGTTGATATTGATTCAGAGGTATAAAACGGATGAGTACAGCACTCGCAACGCTGGCTGGGAAGCTGGCTGAACGTGTCGGCATGGATTCTGTCGACCCACAGGAACTGATCACCACTCTTCGCCAGACGGCATTTAAAGGTGATGCCAGCGATGCGCAGTTCATCGCATTGTTGATCGTCGCCAACCAGTACGGCCTTAATCCGTGGACGAAAGAAATTTACGCCTTCCCTGATAAGCAGAACGGCATCGTTCCGGTGGTGGGCGTTGATGGCTGGTCCCGTATCATCAATGAAAACCAGCAGTTTGATGGCATGGACTTTGAGCAGGACAATGAATCCTGCACATGCCGGATTTACCGCAAGGACCGTAATCATCCGATCTGCGTTACCGAGTGGATGGATGAATGCCGCCGCGAACCATTCAAAACCCGCGAAGGCAGAGAAATCACGGGGCCGTGGCAGTCGCATCCCAAACGGATGTTACGTCATAAAGCCATGATTCAGTGTGCCCGTCTGGCCTTCGGATTTGCTGGTATCTATGACAAGGATGAAGCCGAGCGCATTGTCGAAAATACCGCATACACTGCAGAACGTCAGCCGGAACGCGACATCACTCCGGTTAACGATGAAACCATGCAGGAGATTAACACTCTGCTGATTGCCCTGGATAAAACATGGGATGACGACTTATTGCCGCTCTGTTCCCAGATATTTCGCCGCGACATTCGCGCATCGTCAGAACTGACACAGGCCGAAGCAGTGAAAGCTCTTGGATTCCTGAAACAGAAAGCCACTGAGCAGAAGGTGGCTGCATGACACCGGACATTATCCTGCAGCGTACTGGGATCGACGTGAGAGCTGTCGAACAGGGAGATGATGCGTGGAACAAATTACGACTCGGCGTCATCACGGCTTCAGAAGTTCACAATGTGATAGCAAAACCCCGCTCCGGTAAAAAGTGGCCTGACATGAAAATGTCCTACTTTCACACCCTGCTGGCTGAGATTTGCACCGGTGTGGCTCCGGAAGTTAACGCTAAGGCGCTGGCCTGGGGAAAACAGTACGAGAATGACGCCAGAGCTCTGTTTGAGTTTACTTCCGGCGTGAATGTTACTGAATCCCCGATCATCTATCGCGACGAAAGTATGCGCACCGCCTGCTCTCCCGATGGTTTATGCAGTGACGGCAACGGCCTTGAGCTGAAATGCCCGTTTACCTCCCGGGATTTCATGAAGTTCCGGCTCGGTGGTTTCGAGGCCATAAAGTCGGCTTACATGGCCCAGGTGCAGTACAGCATATGGGTGACACGAAAAGATGCCTGGTACTTTGCCAACTATGACCCACGAATGAAGCGTGAAGGCCTGCATTATGTCGTGGTTGAGCGGGATGAAAATTACATGGCGAGTTTTGACGAGATGGTGCCGGAGTTCATCGAAAAAATGGACGAGGCACTGGCTGAAATTGGTTTTGTATTTGGGGAGCAATGGCGATGAAGCATCCTCACGATAATATCCGGGTAGGCGCGATCACTTTCGTCTACTCCGTTACAAAGCGAGGCTGGGTATTTCCCGGCCTTTCTGTTACCCGAAATCCCCTGAAAGCACAGCGGCTGGCTGAGGAGATAAATAATAAACGGGGAGCTGTATGCACAAAGCATCTCCTGTTGAGTTAAGAACGAGCATTGAGATGGCACATAGCCTCGCTCAAATTGGAGTCAGGTTTGTGCCAATACCAGTAGAAACAGACGAAGAATTTCATACGTTAGCCGCATCCCTTTCACAAAAGCTGGAAATGATGGTGGCGAAAGCAGAAGCAGATGAGAGAGACCAGGTATGACAACCACTGAATGCATTTTTCTGGCAGCGGGCTTCATATTCTGTGTGCTTATGCTTGCCGACATGGGACTTGTTCAATGACACATCAGCAGGAAAACGCCCTTCGCAGTATTGCCCGTCAGGCTAATTCTGAAATCAAAAAAGCCAGACAGCAGTTTCCGGATAAAAACGTCGATGACATTTGCCGTAGCGTACTGAAGA